AATTGTGGTCTTACCTGTTCCTGATCCATCATCTGTTAAATGAATCTGCACGCCTTTAAGATTAGTAAATTTAAGTAGGGGTGTACCAAACCCGGCAAACAAATTAAATGCCCTAGCTTCCATTCCGGGGCGAGCGTACCAACTAGATACTCGTTTCCAATTTTCAAGGGTTCCTTTTTTGCCGTAAGCTGGTACTAAATTAATTGTAGCGGTTGAGGGGGGGCTATATATAATTTCGCCCGTTTTAATTTCCCGGTCTCCAATAACAAAAGTGTTATCTTCTGTCCATCCAAACTGCACCCGTGATTTTTCTGCATTAGTCATGTTCTGTAATTCCTTTACCCATCTAGTTACATAAGCCATAATTTGGTCCATTTGTTTATTTAAAGCTGCTACGCCTTTAGCGGCAATTACTTCACGAAGTTTGTCTTTTGCTAAAACACTTGTTAATGGAATAGAAAATTCACGAATACCATCCTTTGGCAAATGCAAGCGCATCCAAACCATTTCTCCTACTTCGTCATCTATTATTCGCTTTACTACATAGAAGTCGTTTTCGTAGACCAAGATATCTTCTGAGTCTTCTTCTGAGTCCGGGTTAGGGATTCCTTTTTTATAAACGCCCCCGTTTTTCCCCCTGAAGTAAGGGAATGGATACTCCGGGATTTCAACGGTAACTTCGTGTCCAAGTGTCTCGTTTTTGATAACAACAATATTATCCTCAGCAGTTGCTGCGGCGATCTCGGTACCCAGTTGAATTGGGGTTTTAATGCGCCCTTTATTTGAACATCCCTCGCACCCGTTTGGGTTTTGTTTCTCAAATTCCGCGCAAGTATGGGGCTTCGGTATTCCTGCAGCCTTGTCTTCAGTCGCTTGTGCATTGTAGCGGGGGTCTTTATCTGAAAGACGGTGTATTGCTTCGTTCCCATCGACACAAAATTTAGCAATAGAAAGGGCTGATCTCCATAACGGTTCCGATACCGCTGCTTGGTTTTCGTAAATATAACTAAGTTGCGCACAGCCACTTCCTTCCTTACTTTTAATCATGATTGTAGAAAACCGAGACACGTAGTTCCCTAGCAATGCTTGGGTCGCCGCATCCATAGTCCGCTTATTTACTGCCGGTAACTGAGACAGAAAATCCGCACCAATCGTATCCTTAAAGTCCGCAAACAAAATAGGCTCGGATATTGCCATCACTTCTACTGTGTACGGCTCCGTAGGGTTTTTAAAATTCAAAGTCCCCGGCACCCGTAGAATTCGTGCAGCATCTGAGGTTACCGACGGGTCAGCCTGTAAGTTGTTTGCCGCGCAGAGTTTCTTTAATCCTTCGGCACTGGGCTTCCAATCGTTATAAGAAATAATCTCGGTTAGAGTCCAGTATGCGTGTATCCCCCGGCCCGAATTAACAATCGTTGGTTTGCTTAGTCCTGTTGCCTTACAAAAATCCTTTAAGGCTGTTAATGCTTGTGCTTGGTTTTCATACGGTTTTCCCTCTCCACAATCTAAATCTAGCCAAAACGCTTTGAACCATTTAGCATTCTTTGCTGTACGTCCCTCATCTGTTTCAAATTTAGCGCATCCAAAATATGCGTCATAACCTTCTGCAACTAGCTCATCAATAAGGGTATCTACTTCTTCTATCGTACTTACAAACTTTTGCTTCGGGGTTCCCTTTTTAAGTCCCACCACACAATAAAGGCCCTGTTCAGCCAGTACTGCGGAGAGAAAGAGATTCCTTGAGATCATACGCTCACATTCTTAAAACAACTTGTTATAAACGGCTTACGCCAATTTTTTTATATATTTTTCTATTGCATTATGCAAAGAAGGTTTCGGCATACTTCGACCACAAAACCATGCATACACTGCAGGTCGTGATACTTCAAACTCCGCCGCTACTTCACTTACTGGTATGTCCGCTCGAATACAAGCCAAGCCAAGCTTTACACCAATTAAATGGGAAGGGGCGCGCTTATTTGTTCTTACTAAAGCAACGGTATATCCACGCATAATTTAAATTGGGTACTAACGTCGACTCACCTTTCGGTGCCGCTTTCCCCAAACCTTTTCTATTTAGCCCAGTCGTCCAAAATAGCACCTACATCTTTAGGGGCCGCAGATTTTTCTTTTTCTCTCTTAACGGGTTCCTTAATAACAGGTTCCGCTTCAGGAGTTTCTTCTTGCTTGGCTTTTGGAGCAGCTAACTTAGCGCCATCTAGAGCAGCAGGAGTACTACCAATTGCACGAGCAGCTTCTGGTGATTTAGAACGCTCCTGTACAAAGATAATTTCCTCTTCGTTTAAAGGACTTGCGGCTTTAAAATGTAACTTAGGCGACGAGCTTGCAGTATCAAAGCGCATCTCAGTTACTACATCAGTAACATTAAGGCCATGACCGTTTAAAAACTCTGCGTAAGGTTTAATACCCAGTTTGCCACCCTCTGCATCCCATAAAGAATTTGATGGAAGTGTTAACTGAAATACATCTCCTTTACGGTCGTTTTCAAGTAATACTGCAAGGCGACGACTATATTTACATGCCCGGCTTTTGCCTTGACCAGATCCCGCAATATTTTGTGGGCAATCTAAACAACGCTTAGACTGTGGGTTCTCCGCTTTTGGATCAGGCACGTTACCATCGTTCGACCAACAATCAGGTGCAGTTACCGCTTGACCTTCTACAAATTGCTTGGCGTAGAAAGTACGGGACTCTTTTGGTGCAGCAGCTATGATAATGATATTCATAGAACGGTCTTCGTTCTGGGCTACTTCTTTGCCATCGACCATCATACGGAATACACCAGCTTTAATGGAAATACGCTTTGTGCTGCTACTCCCAGTAGAAACTGATTTGTTTCCAACCAAAGCTTTAGTTGCCTCATCTACTACACGGTTACGCAAGTGTTCTGGAATACCACCTTTAAATAGAGCTAATTCACTCATTTTTACTTCTCCTTAAAAATTTATTTACGTGTTACGGTTACGGTATATTTACTATTTACATTTAACCCTGCCGGGTGTACATCTGGATTTTCTTCAAGAAATTGTTGCATTGCCTTTTGGGAAATCCGTTGGTGCAGTAAATGAAAAGCACTGTTATCTTTAATTGTCTGATAAAGCGCATCCCAATTGCTGGTCCAATACTCTTTTGCTACCCGCCGTCTAACGCTTCCTACGGGAGTAGATACAGTCCCCCCAGCGGATTCGCATACTGCTAAAAGCTCTTGTTCTATAACATCTTTTTGTGTTTCTAAAAGCTTGACATCTTCCCTACATTGCCGTTCTTTTTCCGCTATTGCATCACGGATTTTTATATACGTCGCTACTAATTGTTCTGTGGTAAATTCCATATAGCTTCTCCTTTTCTTATAGGCTATTATACGCCTTTGCTTAACAATGTAAAGCTATTTAACTAAGTAGTTCCCCGTATAAATCCGTAATTTTTGTGTGAATATCCACTTTTTCTTGCAACATTTTGTAAATTTTTCGCTCAACAGGGCTTCCCTGCAAATGAAATACCGTAGTTTTATTTTTTTGGCCTGCCCGGTGAACTCGGGCGTTGGCTTGCAAATAGGTTTCTACAGACATTACTGGACTCCAATAGATGATAGTATCTGCGGCATGTAAAGTAACCCCGTGGCTAGCCGCTTGTGGTTGAATAACTAAAATCTTTGGATCAGCTTTGTTTTGGAAATTATCAAAAATTTCAGTGCGTCTTCCTGCACTAATCCCACCATGAATAACGTCAACGGTATAATTCTTTTTTAACTCTTCAGATACGATTTCGATTGCATGGCGATAGGGTACAAAAATCAATACTTTATGGCTGGCCTCGTCAATAACTTCCCGTAGCACACTTAGGCGGTTACCGGCATCAAACTCTACAACTTCTCCGGTATCTGAATACACGGCTCCTCCAGAAAGCTGGAGTAATTTATTTAAGTTTGCAGCGGCGTTAATCGCCGTAATGTATTCCCCGCCAGCGCTAATTAGCATTTCTTTACGTATCAAATCGTAGTACTTTTGCTGTTGTGGGCTAAGAGGTACGTCCCGGGTTACATAGGTCATTTCGGGCAAATCTAGGCATTGTTCCTTGGTAAACCGTATTGCTGGCTGTAGCGCTTCATGGACCACCTTTTCTGCATTGGGCTTAACTACCCACCTAAACTGGGATACTTTATGCATAACTAAATCTTTAAAAGCCCCTCCAAATTTGGGTACTCGTTCTGGGCAAACTAGTTTAGCTAGGCCATAGGCATCTACAGGGGACTGAGAAGCGGGTGTACCCGTTAAAAGCCATAGCCACTTACTTGGGGTAACCAACCGATTAAGTACCTTCCAGCGCCTCGTTTGGGGGTTTTTATAGGCATTGGCTTCGTCTATTACAATTAGGTCAAAATCAGCCTTAATAATCTCATCTACTACAATCTCAATGCCGTCATAGTTAATAATCACAAACTCTGCGTCGCCGTTAATAATTTTCTTGCGTTTATCCCGAGCGCCATAGGCAACGTCCACACTCCGGTGCATAGCAAACTTAAACAGGTCTGAACGCCAAGCGGAATCCATAATAGATAGCGGGCAAACTACAAGCACCCTACGTATTAACCCTAACTGCATCAAATAGTCTGCGGCCCAGATAACACTACCTGTTTTGCCAGTACCTTGCTCGTTAAAGCAAAAGGCTTTGCGGTGCATGCTTAAAAAAGAAGCAGTGGTTTTTTGATGGGCAAAAGGAGGGTATACCCCTTTCCATTCATATTGCTCTAATATAGGAGAAGGAATGTTTTGTAAGCCAAGGTTTTTTAGCGCTCGAGCCTCTTCTAAGCCCCAATGAACCAGTACCTCATAGTAGTCGGCATGTTCACTCAGCACCCGGCTTTTAGGTATGGCGTTTATGATTCTTTCGGCGTCGCGTACCCGTAGCAATAATGCCTTGTTATCTACAATTTCCATTACTTCTCCATTTTTAATTTTGTAGCCGGTCTTTCCCGGCTGTCAGTTAGCTCCCACCTGAGAAAGGAATCCAGAAGGAAAAAAGTGTACTAACTGGTATGGTTTATACTGTGAGGGGAAAAATAATAAACCCTCGGATTGCTTTAGGCACTCATACCTGATCCCGCAACCACATGCAAATTACTTCTTACTACGCTCTCGCTTACTTGTTTCTGAAATTAAATTACGCTTAGAATCCCGTTTAAAGGACCGGTTTACGCTAGCGCTTTCTACCCTAACGCCGTTCTTATTTGTGCCACCTTTATCAAATGCTTTTACATGGGCCACATCTAGTCCGTCGCCTTTATGTACTTTGCCTTCTTTTAATAGTTTGCGCCGAGCCTTGTTGCGGGCTACCCGGTTCCTAACTTGTTCGGGGGTATCCTCATATATAGCGGCTTGTTTGTATGACCTTGGTTTGTTAACATTTGGCATTACCAGCTCCTTTTTTCTTCCCAGTGTTGACATGATTTTACAGGACACCAGCCTTTACAAGTAAAGTTCCGTTTA